CAATCGCTCCTACCCGTTGGTTTCCATGCGCTCGATCGCATGCGTCAGTTCCTGCACTGCGGCCTTCAGCTTCACGACAGCCTTCTGCGCGGCGCGATCCTGAATATCCGAGATCATCTCGCCGCCAATCGCATGCTGCGCTGAGAGGATTGCGTCTCCTTGAGCAACAGCTCCAGGCGGTCCGCTACCTCGTCGCACCAATTCAGCGGATGCCTGTCGATGATATGCCCGATGTCGACGACCGCTCGGCGAACCGGGTCCGAGTAGACCTTCACCGTGTTCGTCCGTCGAAGCTGTACGCGCTCGGGCATCCGATCCTCCTATTCGTTGGTTTCTGTCACACAATTCGGACAAGGCGGCGTCGGCAGGCACTCGTAGACATCGACCTCGCACGGCCTCTCCCAGCGATAGCCGCACACGTCGCAGGCCAATAGATCGTAGTGGCTGTTGCAGACTTCGATCGTCACGGCCATCCGATCCTCCCTAGATGCTGATTCGTGAGACGATGAAATAGTCGAGCTTGAACTCCAGGTTCCAGCGCAGATCGGGGAACTCGTCGACCAGCTTGAGCCAATTGCGATAGGTCCGGGACATCCGATCCTCGTCTGTTAGGGGTTTAGCCAGACGTGCTCGGTTGCGACGATGCCGCCGACCAAGCGCGTATTGGCGATAAAATCCTCGGCGTCGACCTTACGGGCGAACCGGATAGCCTTGTTGGCGTCAATCATCCATCCGCCTCCCGGATGCCACCAACGCGCCGGCAGATTGTCGGAAATGGGCCACTCGACCAGCCACGAAGATTCCTTGCTCTCATCAGGAACGGCGGCGCTGCTCTCCAATTTCTGCCAAGCACGATCAATCATGTTCTGCCTATCAGGCGGGGCCATTTCGCGCACAGCCAGCGCAATTTGAGTGAGAAATTCCATTTCTTCGCGCGTCATCGCGGGCTCGTCTGTTAGGGGTTGAAGTCGGGAGAATTGATGATCCGCGTCAGTTCGGTCATGGCATCATAGATGCGATAGACCTCTCCGGCGGTCATTGCGGGCGACACCATAATCTCGGGCCGGTGGCGGGGCTCGCCCCACTTCTCGGGAAGCCCGGTCAGACTCTCGGCTCCCATGAGCGCGCCTTCCATCATGTCGATAGCGTGGCGCATAGCCTGGGCTTTTTCCCTCAGCGTCATCTCAGCTCCAGCTCAAATGATGACTCAACCAAAGCCCGATATCGATCAGCTTCCAGATTGCCAGCGGAATGCCGACAAAGATGCCGAAGCCAGCGAGCCAAAAGAGCGGTGTTAAATCAGGCACTTGGACGCTCCCTATCTATGTCCAAATCGGCCGTACTTTTCCCGACGCGTAGCCCACGCCCTCGATCGAATATCGCGATACTCATCCGGCGACTTCGCTTCGATCTTCCTTCGCGGTATCGACAAGGGCGGACCGTCATCGATACCGGCATTGTCCGCTCGGTGATCGTGCTGCCAAGTTAGCTGACCGCCACAGACATCGCATATATCCATTGTCGGGCGCTCGTCTGTTAGAGGTTTACGTGAGTGAAACGTTCGATCTCAGACTCAACGGTATCAATCGCGGTCTGAAGATCAGGCTTGGGCATCCGCATAAGCTCGGCAAGAACCTCCGGTCCGTAGAACGGAAGCCGTTGGCCCGTCGTGATCTTGTAATAGGCGCGCGAGTCCACGCATTGCTGGCAGTTGCAAAATTCTGGGATGTTGTGACAGGGGATGGCCATTGATTTCTTCCTAGATGTTCGTTTCAAAAAGCAACTTCGGCTGGGTTGGGTGCTTGTCGATCCGGGCTCGGCTCGGTCGCGTCCACAGGGGTTCCCCGTCTGGCGAGAAAACGACCCACCGCTTCCATGTCTTGCCTTGAAGGTCGGCCACGCTGAAGTGCTCCCCTACTGTTCGATTTTGAAGCCACAATCACGAGCCCAGGCGATGACCGTGCCTGCCCATGATCTGTCGCCAAGGTGCCAGCCGCAGACCAACTGAAGGCGTCGCTCTGGGGTCATCTTTTCAATTTCCTCATCGCGGCTCGTGTCGGTTTCTTCCAGACCAAGATTGCCGCGCATGGCGCCAATGTAGAATCGGCTTGCTGCTTGGTCGGTCATCTTGTGCTCGTCAGTTGGGGGTTAAGGGATCGCCGCCGACACGATGCAGACGGCTGATATTCGGGATCATCCTGGCCTCGGCGTAAAGAAGGCCGGTCTTGCCGTCGTCCCAATCAATCCAGACGACATCTCCAGTGGTCTTCGTCACCTTGCCCAATCCGTCGCCGCCTTCGACAAAAACGGTGTCTCCTGGATGTAGCAATGCGGCTTGTTCTCGGTTCACGATCTGCTCGTCTGTTAGGGTCTCTGCTTTGCGATCTCAGCCCACTTGGCTCGCTCACTGATCTTCCAGCGCTCTGAGCCCATGGGCATATCCTTTTCGTCAACGGCTTCGTCCGTCGCATAGTCCCAGACGTAATTGATCGTGCTGCTGCCGTCGGAAATGGTCATTCCGCCAAAGGCTTTGCAAAGGTTTCGCAGGCCGGCCATCCGATCCTCGTCAGTTGGGGGTTGAGACAGCGACATCGACCGACGTCGTGATCGTCGCCGGGGTTATGACGCAGGCACGAAAGTCCTTCTGGCGTTCGGACAGTCGCTTGATCTCGGCCTCCCATTCCGCCCGGTTGGAATATGCGCGATAGCTGATCGCGTACTCCGTCGAGGCCGGATAGCCGTGGCCTGGGTTGGTCCGCGAGCGCTCGTCACCGGGAATGTAGAACGAATTCCCCTCAAAGATCGCGAAGTGCTGATCGCGCGGGATGTCGCCCGGCCGGGAAACGTTCTTATATTCCATGGGCATAATCGCTTCCTTATTAGGCGTTTGCGACAGCAGCAGTCGCAAGGAGTGCCACACATGCGACAAAGACAGCGGGCACACCCATTCCGAACGATGCGAGACCGACGCCTATCCAGATTCCCGCGATGGCTATGACTCTTCCGGTTGTCATGACACGTTCCTTTTGGTTGTCTGGGTAGCTTGTTTCCCGCTTCACAACGCGGTGGCTCCGTTGTTGATGGTTATCCGATCCCTGGGACCGGGTCGAACCGGCCATCAAGGAACTCGCCTGTCGGACGACACCAGAGTTGCCCGTCCTCGATACTCCGGTAGATCACCATCGGGAGATCATCGAAGTGCGGGTTTATGCTCTGCGATCGGGCGTTGCCGACGATGTAATAGATCGTGCCACGCTTCTTGTGCCGCCAGTTCGATAGGACATCGGGTTCGGTCACTGCCATGATCCGGTGCTCGTCAGTTGGAGGTTGAAAGGGCAGCGGTAACGGCGCGCTGATAGAGCTTCTGCCAGTCCAGGCCGACGTTGCGCTGCGCCAATCTGGCCACACGCTCGGCCTCGCTTGGACCCTGATTCCGATATGCGGCCGTAACAGTGTCCTGCATCTGCTCGGCAAGCGATTTCGGGGTCATCCGACCGCAGGCTGCGGCCTCGCGCATGATCTCTCCGTGGAGTGTCTTGGGCATTTTGGGCTCCTATTTCTTTGGTTCTGGCGCATCGATCGTCATCGTATAGCCGCAGCACTTCGGCCAGCCATGACGGAGCGCGACGGCGCTATCGACCTTCTGGGTTGCGCCGCATGAGCGGCACCAGACCTGACCGCGCGTCAGAGCCGGGTGGCATGTCGCGAGCTTGGCGTATAGAGCCGGTTTGAATGGGGCCATCGGGTGCTCCTATTACGTTGGTTTTGCTCGAAGGATGGCCTTCTTGCCACCCTTGAACTTGCTGTAGAAACTTGCCATCGAGACCCCCTCGGCCTTCACCGCGTCCATGGCCTTCTCGCCGCTCAGGATGCGTTGTCGGATGGCCTCGATCTTGGCGTCGGTCATCTTCAGCTCTGTGCCGAACTTCACGCCGCGCGCCCTGGCAGCGGCTAGGCCGGCCTTGGTCCGTTCGATGGTCAGGTTGCGCTCAAAGTCGGCCACGGTCCCGAGGATGTTCAGGATCAGCTTGCCGGTGGCCGTGCTGAAATCGAACCGCTCCGTCAGGGACATGAAGCCCGCGCCCTTGGCCTCGACGATACCGAGGATTCGCATCAGTTCCGGTAGGCCGCGCGCTAGGCGATCAAGACGCCAGACAACCAGCGTGTCGCCCGGCCTGAGGTTCTTCAGCGCCTCTAAGAGTTCGGGGCGATTCTTTTTCGCGGCCGAGACCTTCTCCGTGAAGATGCGGAGGCACTTGATCCGCTCCAGCGCCCTGATTTGCAGATCCAAGTTCTGATCGTCCGTCGAAACGCGGGCATAGCCGATGCGCTCTCCAGGAGAGTCTTCCAGCATCTCGTCGAGGCGCGGTGCGCTCATGGTGACAGATATATTCCTAGAACATCCCCATAGGGACCTGTTGGTTTATTCCGCAGCCGTCTTCTTCAGCCGCTCGCGCCTGGCCAATTCCCGGGCGACGGCATCGCGGACAAAGTCCGTCCGGTCCTCCGTCTCTCCGATCACCGATTCGATGGCTGCGAACGTGCCGCGCGGGAAGGCGCAGACGGCTTTTTCGGGGAACTTCAGTTTTCGGCCCATGGCCGGTGATATCGCGTGTAGCACTGGGTGGCAATCCCGTATGATTTCGCATACTGTAAGACATATGAGTTACGATGTCAATCGCATATGATTATGGTTGACATTACGATATGCGTTATGCACTATGTGCCTGGGACTGGATGACCTCGTTCTCCAAGACGGTCCCCTTAAATGTCCACGGAGAGCCCTGGGCCAACCGGCCGAGTTAACTGGTTGGCGTTAACGTCACCGAGAATGGCGTGACAGCCGGAGAGACGGCACCGACAACAACCGCCAAGGCTTTGACATGTCTAAGCAATTCACATGCGACTACGCCGACTGCAACGAAACCGAGTTGCCTATCGTGGTAACCGACCGGCAGGGCCTGACCCAAGATCGGTTTTGCTGCCTGGAGCATGCGGCTGAACTTATGTTCGCTCGTGCCCAGCGCCGGAAGCGCGAACAGCGCGACGCCGCCTAACCATCAACAACCGCCCGGAGCGCCCCGTGAACCCGATTTCTTGCTCCCCCGACGTACTATTCTGCGATCTGGCGGAAGAAGGCGCGGCGGTTGGACTGCTCGCGCTGATGACCGGGATCAGCGAGGAACTATGGTGCGCCAGTTGGATGTCTGACTTGGAGTTTGCCCTCTGGCTCGCTGAGCCGGGACGGCGCTACGGCCAGGGCGCGATCACGGAGCGCCAGTCCATCTTGCTGCGCCTGCTCTCGGAAGAATGTGACGGCTGGTGGCGATGGGATGATGGCCCAAAATTCATCAAACGCGAGGCATGGATCGCCTCTCTCGCAAAAACCAACACTTAACGCCCAAACCCAAGGAATCAGCCATGAAAGAGCAGAAGTGGACGTACATCGCACGTCACCCGCAGACAGCCCTAATTGAAGCTGTGACCTGCGATGATGGCACGCCGAGAGTGGCTGAGGACGTCGCTGAATTTATGAAGACGGGACACAAGATCGAGCGCGTTCCGGTGGAGTGGGCGCGGAAATTCTTGTTCACGACTGAGCAGTTCAGCGCCGTCCCCGATTCCAACACCTAACGCCAGTCTCAATGCAGCAGGTGCAGTCCTCCGCCTCCCCAGAGGCATGAGAACAGGCTGAACAGGAAGATGATCAGGAAGATCGCTAGCACGCCCCAGATAATATAGCCGATGATCGTGCCGACCATGCCGCCGCCAGGCGGTCCTCCGAAGCTGGCCAACATGCCGGGAACGAAGAGCCGCACGATGCCGAGGAAGACGAGCAGAACGACGAGGCCGATTAATAGGTTCTCGATATAGCCCATGCTGAAGCAGGACATGGCGGCAACCCTCCGGGGGTAATCCCCGAAGGTTCAACACATCGAGGCGGGATTTTGGTCCGCACCACAATTCTCTTGCTAAGTTATGTTAAAATCAGGGTATGGTTAATTTCTTTACGCTGGGGAGGGCGGAAGAATGAACATGCACCAACGCGCGCTACTGCGGCAGATGGTCGGTCTGTTCGCTCTCACGGGTCTATCCTGCCTAGTCCTTATCCTTTCTGGCTGTAGCTACGGACCGTCCGCCGCAGACATGGCGAACGCGATGAAGGCGCTGGGCAACGACTCGGCAACCGTCTGCGTGACGGTCCAGGGGCCGTGGGGCACGGTGACAGCGCTTCGGACCAATATGGCTAATACGATGATCAAGGGCTGCAACGACGTCGAGCACGGGATCACCGTGACCCCGCGGTGACCTCTGATCCTCCCCTCATCCGCAGCATGTCGCGGATGGTTAATGCTCTCCGGACCTCGGGGGGCTTTCTCACCGATGCCGAAATGGGCGAGGCAGTCTGGTGCGACCGGGAGGAATGGCCGGTGAGCTGGCGCACCCTGTTGCTCGGCTATGGCTGCACCCTCCGGAAGTTGGGTTTCCCGGTCAAGAAGTGCCGCGGCCATGGCTGGCGCTGGGGAACATGATGCACGCCTTTTGGGAGGAGCGCCGGCCCGGCCTGGGAGTGATCCGAGTCGGGAAGGGCGCCCGCGAGCCGGGAGACGGCTACGAGATCATGCTGCTCGCCGACGCTCAGCCTGGACCGTATGTCGAGCTGATCGGTTTAGACCGTAAGGGCTTTACTCGGGCGCACCATGACGCGATCGGCCTATGTTTGCTGCGGCGCGGCTTCCTTTGGTGGCAGCGCAAGCGTTATAAGAACGGCGTTGAAGTACCGATGCTTCCCCAGCGCATTCATTTGTCCTCAACCTTTATAAAGGAACTCGCCATGTCGATCGAACAGGCTCACACCCACGCTCAGAAGGCCCTCGGCAACGCCATCGCCCATGCCACCAAGGCCGGCTTTCAGGACTTCGCTGCCGCTCTCACCGCGCTCGGCTCCGCTGCCGATGCCGGAATGCCCGCCGCTCAGGGCGCGGACCTCTCGGCTCAGGGCGACGCGGTGCGCAACATCTTCGTGGCTCTCCAGGCTGTCCAGGAAGCCGGGCTCGCGATCGACAAGAAGCACGCCATCCACGGCGACGTTCTGAACGTCTTCAACGCGATGGAGAACGTGGCCAACCAGATCCACGCCGCCAACAAGGCCCGGCTTCACGCGGCTTTATCAGCGTAGTCCGTATGTCGGTATTCAGGCATATTGGCCGCGAATTCGGGCGGGGCTTCTGCGAGGCCCTGGTCGAGTGTCACCCGTGCCCTCACTTCCGCGCAGATAGCGGTCGCTTCGCGGGATTCTGCTTCATCGACCCAATCACAGGAGATCTCACCGTGGCAACGCAAACTATTCCGCTGAATACCCCCTCGACCGCTCCCCTGATCTTCACGAACACGAGCACCGGCGCCACTGGCCCGGGCCCGATCGGAACGATCTCGGCCTCTGATGGCTCGGTCAATGTCTCGCTGTCCGCCGACGGTCAGGCTGCAAACGTGACCCTGACCTCCTCGACGACCGCGACCCTCACCTGGTCCGATCCGTCGGGCGTCGTGCCGAACTTTACGGTCGACGTGACCGATAGCGGTTCGGTCGGGCAGATCACTGGCGCTTTCGGGACGTTCGTTCCCGGCACCACGTCGTAAGAAGAAAGGGCGCCGGGAGACTGGCGCCCTATTTCTTCCAGCCGAGAGACTCAAACATCCTCTCCAGATCGGCGATCCGGAACGGCTTCAGCATTACCGCGTCCGCTCCGATCAGCACGGCGTTGGACAGCATTTCGGGGTCTGGCTGACCGCTTAGCACGAGGATGGGAATGGTGCTGCCGCTCCCCCTGATCGCCGCGATCAGGGTGGTTCCGTTGGTCCCCACGAGTTTCAGGTCGACGATCATTCCGTCCAGTTTGCGGGCTGACATGGCGGAGATCGCCTCTTCCCGGCTTGTGGCAAATACAGCGGCCTGACCGAACTCCTTAAGGATATCGATCAAAAGTTGTCGCTCCAGGAGATTGTCTTCGACGACCAGGATCAAGCGGCGTCACTCACGGTTGAGCAAGAGATCAATTTTCACCGACATTTTGTCGAGCATTACCATAATTCTGGCCTCAAATCTCTCGGCATCGGCGCGCGACTGATACCGCGTGTCCTGCTCCCGAAGCCCGCGCAGATACTCCAGGTTGAATGCGCCAAGCTGGGTATGGGTGGATTCGACCTCGCGCTCAAGTGTCCCGGTTTTGACTGAGACCGCATCGCATTCCTCGCGCGCGTAGAGCATCGCCTCCTTTTTGGCGTTCTCGATCTGGCCCAAAAGATACCGAATCGTTGCGAACAGTGACCCGCCCAGGCTGGACAGGCCGATGATCAGTTCGAGAACAAACGATGCAGTGAAGGTGCCATGCTCATCCATTGGCCCTGCTCATGGCGGGACTGGTCATGCGGTGAAGACCTCGGTTCCCTGGAACCGGAAGCTGGCAGACTGTGCTTTTCCTGCATCGGTCAGAAGCGTAAGCCCAGACCACGTTGCCCAGTCCGCGCTGCCGGTCGCGTAGGAAGATTCGGCCCCCAGCGCGTCAACGTACATGCGCCAGGTCAGGTCTGAGTTCCGGATCAGGCACGGATGCTCATAGATATTCCCCCAGCCAGCGAAGTCACCGGACTTCCGGACCACGTAACCCGATGTCATCGAGGTGCTATTCATCATCTCGATATAGTGATTCGGGCTGACCGCGTTGCTGTACCAGATCGAGAATGTGGTTCCGTCGTAGAGGCAATACGGATCGTATGTGACTGCAGGAAGGCTCGTTCCCGTGATCTGAACCGGGGTCGACCAAGTGGTCAGCGTCGAGTCGAGCGGATGGATTTCCCACAAGCTGGCCGTCACTTGATTGTCGCTCGAGGCACCGAACATGAAGTGGGGAAGCCCCCCGCCGTCCAGCCAGGGCGTGCCGTCCAGGTTGCGGATCGGCTGGAAGGTCCAGGCGCCGCCATTGCTGGCGCCGGTCGCGGCGGTAATGTCGACCGAGGTGATAAAGGTCCAGTTTTCACCGTCGGTCGATGACGCCACGTCGAATTCATGTCCGTGCGTGAGATAGCCGGACGGAGCGCCCGCATCCATGATCGCGTGCGTGATCCAGTACTTGCTGAACAGGAAGAAAAACCCGAAATCACGGCAGAGATGGGTCGCGGGCGGAATGTAGCTGGTTGGCGAGAAGGTGAAATCCACCCCGTCGGTCGAGCGGAACGAGTACAAGAAATCGTCGTTATTCTGGCCCTTGAACGCAGCCATTTTGTAGGTGCCGCTGGCTCCGATGTTCCATTTGGATTTCAGATAGGTAATGACTTTTCCGAAGTTCACATCCGAGATGTTCGGGTTGTAGATTATGTACTCCAGGATCTGGCCCTGGAAGTACGACCCCGGGTTCCGGTTATAGGGCGCCATGCCGATGAACCCGGAATTGATCGGGCGCACCGTCTCGCCGCCCGGGATGTTCGCGGTCGAGGTCAGTGAGTCATATTCGTACATGGTCAGAACGGACCCGGTGTTCCGGATCGCCATCAGGTCGACCACGCCAGTCAGAGCGCCGGCCTGACCGTTCCAGGTCGCAGCGCCACCGGAATCCGCCGTGGTGATCCGACCATAGAACTTGCTGCGGAGACCCGTCGTTATATCAACGCGCGGGATGCAGTAATACGCAGCATCAGCCACCGCATCGGACGTGTCGCCAGAGAACAACGCGCCGCCCGTGGTTGCGTCAGTATTGGCATACACGGCGAAAACTGTTCCGAGTTCTCCGGTATAGCCATGTTGCATGTATTCATTGGACGCCGAGACGAAGGTCACTGCCGGAAGGCTGTTCTGGATATTGGTGTTGAAGCCTGGGCGGTTCCCGGAAGATGATTGCGATGCGTTGTTCGCGTTCCCGGACTGGTCGTTCCACTGCTGAACGGTGTCACCATTCGCGCAAGGCGTGACCCCGGCATCCTTGAAGGTACCCGAGTCAGCCGAAAGCCAAAGCTTCAGGTTCGCCACATCGCTGGGCGCAAATGGCGGGGGAGGTGGCGGCGGCGGACTGACGGGCCGTACCGGAGAGTCGCTCAGAAGACTCCCGGGATAAGGGATCATGTCGCGATCAGCGCCGGGATCAGAGCGATCGAACCCGCCGCCGTGCTCTGGATCGCCGCAACCTTGCCGTTGGCCGGAACGTAGATGTACCGCAGCGAACCCGCAGCCAGGAACGTGCTGCCTGCAGCCACCGCCGCCGTGGGTGACGCCGCAATCGTGATCCAGCAATCCGTGCTGGAGCATGCCTCGACGATCCGGTCGTTGGTCGCGTCAAAGATCGCCGATGCCGCGGAGGTGCCCGCTATGGCCACCACCTGGCCGTTCGCCCAGTCGAGCGCGATCACGGGGACATCCTGGAGCGAGACGGTTACTGCGGTTCTAACCTGGGGTCGCGTCCCGCTAATCGTGGTCGGTGTCGCCATTTAGTTTTATCCTTTTTGGAAGAGCGTCACGCTACGCTTACAACACCGGAATTGTTCCAAAGAGCCCCCGTGGGGAGCCCAGATGAAGAGGTTGGTAGATTCGGAGCCAATATGGTCGTGCCCCAATTAACTCCCGCTGGCGCTAGGGAGTGATTATCCCATACCCCATTCGCCGATCCAGTGTTGGTGACGATCACATTGACATAGCCTCCAGGAACGACAGTACAGATCGCATTCGATCCTGCATCAACAACGGAAAGATTCCCGGTGCTATTGTTATTGAAGGAGAATTGCGTTTGAGCCGTCAGACTCAGCGCAGATGGAAGCTGGAATGTTTGAGTCTGCGTGCCGGTCAGGATCTGAACCCTGGTACTCGCAACGGTGAGAATCGTCGTCCCGCTAGCGGAAACAGTGCTCGTTGCGGAGTAGATGAAATTATTGGCTCGAGCATTGGCTGCGCCATCTCTCAGGACCAATGTGCTCACCGTGGCGCCAGAACCGACGCCTGTCCCCGTCGGGGCTCCGTTGATAACCGGCGTGGTCAATGTCAGCGTCGTGCCATTGCTCGTCGCTCCTGATACCCCGCCGAGCGCGCCCGCGTTGTTGTACTGGATCTGGCCATTGGTCCCGCCAGGCGTTACCGCAGCCGCCCCAGCGTTGATCTGATTGATGATCCCGTTGAGGATGCCGACGAGATCGGACGGCGGCGCCGAGGAGAGGAGGGCAATGGTCATCGCAAGGTCCTTTTCAGTGTTCGATCGTCTTTGGCCCTTCGCGGTGCCTGCGTATCTCTGCCAACAGCTCGCCCAGCTTGTCCGTGGTCCGGGCCCGAAGCTGCGTCTCGTCGATCCGAGCTGCTACCGACTGTATCCCCAACGCGATCCGCTCCCGCATCCCCATCAGCTTCACATAGTCCCGGCTCTCCGGGTCCGGGCGCATCTCCAGGATTTCACGGGTCACGTCCAGCGACAGGTCGAGATTTTGCCAGAACTTCTCAGACTTCGCTAATACCTCATCCCCGATGCGTATCCCTGTGCTTGGAGCAGGGGCAACTCTTTCGACAGGCGGCGTGAGATATCGTTTCTCCAGAACGGGCTGTTGGGCATGCTGATCGAGTCCAGCACTCGGTAAACCTTCTGCCGCGACTGCGTGACCGTTTCCCCCGTTCCGCTCGCCACCAGGACGTAATCCCCCGCCGTCACCCAGCACGGGAGCGTCACCACCTTCCCATTCACATCGTGGGGAGCCTCCCCCTGCATGATCTCGCACGGGTGGATATTCGGGAGTATCGATTCCTTCAGCCCGTAGATCGGAATCCCGGTGACCTCCTTCTTCGTTATATGGCTGAACGGGTAGTCCCCGGTCGCGGCCACTACGCATGTCGCCACTTCGTTCAGCCTCCAATTGTGCGAGTCGCGCCCGTCGGCGAGGTTTACCAGCCATTCGGCGTGATCCCCTTCATGTAGAGCCTGCTGGAGATTGAACATGGGCCAGCCGAATCTTGATGTAAACTCAAGGGGCCATGCCTTTCCGTCCTCATCGATAATGCAATTCACGTCGATATAGCCGACATATCCAAGCTTCTCCAACGTCTCGGTTAGCGGCACCAAGACTTGATCGGCAAGCTTAGACTTCTTGATGACCCGCATAACCGTGCCGGCCTCTCCTGTGTTCGGACCCATGTCGCCGGCCATGAGTTTCTTATGCTCGAAGTTCTCATGCCATCCATCATTGAATCCACCGGGCCCGAACCAGCCTCCGACCGCGAATTCAACTCCCTTTACTTTCTCCTGTAGTATGAAGTTGCCTTTATGGCGCTGTGACTTCTTCCAGCGATTGAGCATGAAAATCAGATCAGCAGGAGATTTAGCAACATACGACAGTGATTTGTCTGGCTCGTCTCCACAAGGTTTCGACACGAATGCTCTTCCCTCCCGACGAACGTAAGAGATCGCCGAGTCGTAGTCGGAAAACTCTTTGTACGCAGGCACTTCGATGCCGTGTTTTTGCAGCACCTTCATGCCGACGGTGCGCTGCAATTCCCAGTCAGCGAGCGCCTGGGTGGGGGCAATGATCCGCGCTTCGGGGAAGGTGCGGCGGATACCGTCCAGTTCGTAGAGGTAGCGCGTGTTGTCCGTCACCAGGATCAGATCTGCCCAGCGCACCCAATCCTGCCAGGACGGCACGATCTCGACCAGCCCGCGACCGATCTTGTCTGTCTTCGGGGTTTGCCGAATGAACCATTTCACCCGATGATTATCGGCTTGACAGCGGAGGCACCAGTCGAGGGCAAGGCCCATATTGTCTATGACAAGTATTCGCAGGCTCACAGCGCATCGACCTTTTTCTCGTACTCCTGCCAGTTCACCCCGAGTCGCTGGGCGACCGCGCGCTCGATGATCTCGGCAAAAACGTGAGGGTCGTGGTATGGCGCCTTCGGATCGTGCCCGGGATCATCGGCGTACTCGTTCGGGCTCTCGATCATCGCCTGATCAAACGCCGAGACCGCCGTCTCCGGGATGCCGAGGTGCTGACACAGCATCGCCTCGACGGCCTCATGGAGCGCCACCAGAAAGTTCATCCGGTCGTCGCCAAGCTCCGAAACGGTGATGTAGAGCGTACCCTGCTCATCGAAAATCCAATCGCCGCATTGGTCGTGGCGCTGCCACTCATGCGGCACGGATTGGATCGTGATTCTCATTGGCTCAGCGCCTCAAGGTCGGTCTTGGGCTTATTCAGCACGTCCATCAGCGAGCCGACCTTCTTCATTTGGCGCCCAACGCCAACGTTACGCGCACCGGCCGAGATTACGTGGCCGAGAACCCCGGCGCCGACCATCCCCGGTATTCCGGCCTCGCCTAAGCCTGCCATCGACGAAATAAGCGGCCCGAGTTTGCTTCCGGTGATGCGCAGAACATCGGTGACGACGCCCGTTTGAGCCGCGTTGCGAAGTGCCGCCTGCTCCTCTGGAGAAAAGCCGCGCAACCGCTTCGGATTGGCAAGGATTGTGCGGATTCCGGATTTGATCGCCGTCACAGGCTGCTCACTGTGCTCCGCACGCGTGACGATCTGCTCAATGTCGCGCATCTTCGCGGCCTGCGACCACGCCTGCCGTCCACCCTTCAGCGCATTGAAGCCGTTCTTCCCGCCCTCCAGGTCCGACGCCTTGGCGTTTTCGATCATATCGCGCAGCTTCTCTTGGACTTTGACCAAGTGCAGCCCTTCCTTGGTAAGGCCCTTGGGCGTGTATTCTTTGGAGATCAGTTTGCCGAGTCCCTCGTCAATCTCCTGCGCTGCCTGCAAGGTCATCGGCTTGTCACGGATGCCCTGTTCTGGATGGGTATAGCGCTCGATCAGCTTCGTGATCTCACTCTCACCCTCTGTCGCTCGGCCCGCCGCGGTCTGAGGCGCGATGTCTTTTATCGAGTCCACGAATTTATTGGTGAACTCAGGCGTCAGCGATCCGCCTTCGGATTCGGCTTTCTTGTACAGAGCGCCGGCCACTTTCTTCATGTCTTCAGAGGTTGCCGGTGGCTTTTTGGCAAACTGCTGCGCCACTTCGGCTAGGGACTCGCCCAATGGCTTGGCTGTGAGAGCGGCGCCCCCAGCTTCGCGGGCACCAGATCTCAGAGTAGCCCCAGGACCTCCGGCGCCAATGCCAAGCGCAGCGCCCTCCAGCGCCGTCTTGGTGTCAACCGGACGTTCGCCGAACATCTCCTGCGTGGCCTTCGACGCGATCTGCACCGGCTGGCGGATCATCTCCGGGAAGGCGAGCTCCGTCTTCCCTGTGGCCTTGTCACGGGAGAACGGCAGGATTGCGCCGTACTCTTTGCCCGGTTCATCGGCGAGCGCGATCGGAGGGCCTTGATCCTTTGGCTCCGCGGGCGCAGCAGGCTGAACCTGAACGCCAAGCTTCTGGTAATACTGCTCCTTCGGCACATCCGCATAGAACTTGTCGTGAAGCTTGTCGGCGAGAATTTGGTCCGACAAATCGTTATATTCCGGATGCTTCGACCTGAAGTCCTGTAGCCCGCTTTGTTGTCCCTGAATATCCAAGATCGCCTCCGGTTCGACCTTCTGGAAATACGCCTTCAGTTTGTCCGGTGGCGTAGTCTTCAGGTTGTACTGAGATGGAATGAATACGTCCTTGCCATCACGGGTATCCCATTTCCCTCCGACAGTATCCCCCTTGCTGTACTGGCTTTCAGTGCTGAAAGTAGGATGATTCGGCTTCTTGAACGTATCCGGGAAATGGCCGCGCTGAGGGTCCGGCTTCAGGCCCGCCTTGAATGCGCCTTGTAGATCGTAATCGGTGCCGGCATCGTTCGGCGCGTACTGCTGTTTCCAGGCATTGAATCCAGGCACCTCCTGCGGCGACAACTGGGTGTCGTAGGAATCGGCCATTCATCGGATCCCCAAAGGATCGTTAGCGGCCCCCTCGGACGACCCGCCGCCCTCCCCGCGCAACTCCTTCTTGACGTCGCCCGGAGACTGCTGAGCCGCGGCCATCTCCTTCATCATCTGGTCAACCGACGCCTCATACTGGCCTTCAGAGTAGGCGGTATCGAGAATTTCCCGCGCATGATCCTTGTCGGAGACCGTCGGGACTCCGGTCGGGCTGATCGCACGCGCATAGACGTTGATCAGCGAGTTATGCGCAGTCATGAACCGCGCGATATTCGGATCGCCCGTACCCTTGCGCACCGCCTGTTCCATCGCGTTGATCGTCGGGAACCGGGTTCGGTCGATCGCTGCCGACGCCTGCAGAGCAAGCGGCGCGATCCGCTTCGCTTCGTTGACCGCCATCCCCATCGTCGCCGTGCGGGTTCCCAAGGCACGCTCTCCAGCCTTGAGGCCCTGGAACTCGGCGATCCGGGTCGCAGCCTCCTTGCCATCGATCCCGCGATCGTCGGCAATCTCGCGCATGGTCTTCATGACTGCGGCACGGTTCGCGGCTCCGACCGAACCATAGCCGAGGCCCTGCGCGGCAGTCGTGTCACCGGCAAGCAATCGCTCGGCGATGAACCGCTTGGTGTCGTCGTCCATCGCGCCCGCGGCTACCTTCCTCTCGGCGGCACCCTCTTTCATGTTCTGGATCGTGATCGAGGTCCCGGCCTTTTTGTCGGTCGAGTAATACTTCTCCTGCAGATCCATCATCTTCTGCATCGCGCCGAGTTGGACCTTGGTCGCCTCCAGTTCAAACTTCTTCTGCGGGTTCATGATCGCCTGGCTCTGGTTGAGCGCGGTCATGATCTCGCCCGGCGTCGCATCCGGGTTCGACCGCTTGTAGGCCATCACGAACGTTCGCGGATCGCCGATATCATTCGGATCAGGCGGCGGGAGTTTGAACCCTGCCTGTCCTCCCGGCTGCTGCTGCGGTGGAGCGCCACCCGCGCCCGGCCCCGGGGGAGCCATTCCGCCCGTAGCACCCTGAGCACCCGCGCCCATCGGCGGCGGCGCTGCACCTCCAGGCGCAGGCATTCCACCACCCATCGGCGGACGCTGCTGTGCCTGCACGGACGCTTGCCCCGGCATCGGAGGTTGCGGACCTTGCGGCTGGGGTGCCGGCACCGCACCGGGTAGCGCCCCAACCTGGGGAGGAGGCACAGCGCTACCCGGCTGGCCGTACAGATTGACTAGCCCGGCATTGGCGCGGGTCGTGTCCTGCGCTGCCTGTCGCGCCTGCTGATCCTGGAACTGCTGCATGGAGAGAGCCTGGAGTGCGCGGCGGCGCTCCGTCTCCTGCTGCTGCTGCGCATCAAACCCCTGGATCGCGCGCCCAGCGCCCGCGAGGAAGCCTCCGAACCCGGCCATGGATCAGAGCCCCAACAGGCTAAGAGCGCCCATGCCGAGACCGCCGCCAGATCCAGAGCCAAAGCTCAGGATCGAGCCCAAGCCGCTCCACATGTCCTGCCAGCCCTGGTTCTCGGCGTTGTACTGGCCGAGCTGGTTCTGATACGCGGCGTTGTCGTAATTGAGATAGCCTTGGCCCGTGCGCGCGGCATTCCCGGCCAGCCCCGACGCCTCGCCAAGAGCCCCCAGCCCCGCACCCTGCATCTGGTTGTACGTGTTGTAGGGCAGAGCAGAGCCGGTCGTTTCGGCGCCAGCACCGGCGAGCCCGAGTTCGCCCGCCCGCCCCTGTGCCTGACCGACGGCACCGAGGTTCGAGTCGTAGCCGCTCAGCGCCTGAAGCTGCCGGTTAAGCTGGTTGTTCTGCCAATCGATGTTGAAGTTCGCCGCCGTCTGCCCTGCGACCCCCGCACCATAGGGCGTATTGGCCACCCCACTCCTGGCCAACGCCGCGTTCTGCGCATCGGTCACCTGCTGCGCGGTTCGGGCATAAAGCGCGTTTTGCGGGTCGAAGCCGGTCTGCAACAGAGACGAACCCGCTGGGATCGCAGCGCCCGCCGCACCAGATAAAGCCGAAGAGTCGCTCTGAAGCTGCGGCGCGAGGGTTCCGGTCAGGTATTGCCCCGCCTGCTGTGCGCCGGGGATGACGTTCGCGGCGTAGGGATTATTGACCACATTGTTGGCGAGGTTCGAGCCCGTGGTCGCAGCCTGATTCTGCAGCCCGAGGTTCTGCGTGGTCGAGGTATCGGCGAAACCCGTGTTCGCAGGCTTATATGACGGTGGAACGCTTGGACCGCCCATAGTTCACGCCCCTCATTCTAGGAATGCACTGTATAACATTTCAACCGGCTGCAATCCTAGACGCTCCAACAGGGTGCCGACCCGGCCATCCTGGAACCCGATCTTCTCCTTGAACTGAAGCTTGCACGGGCGCGGCAGGGCGGCGATCGCGGCCTTGAGCATCCGGTACCCGGTCAGGCCCTTCCGCTCCTCAGGAGCCAGCCAAAACACATCGTCATTGATGTAGAGCGTGGTCGAATATCTCTCAGGCCGGAACGACTTAAAGGCTACATACCCGATCAGCTCGCCGTTGCGCCGGGCCGAGAAGACCCGGAACCGCCCGATCTTCTCCTCCTCCAGCATCGCCCGCCAATCGATCGCTAGCGGCACCTTCTCCTGGTCGAGCGCTATCTCTTTCCAGTGCTCCCGAACCAGAGTCGCAACGCCGTCACTCAGCAGCGAGTTGAGAGACTCCCAGCCGAAGGTGACGGGCGTGTCGCTCACTTAGAAACAGGGGACGTAGCGGGTCACACCGCTCGCATTGGAAACGGTCATCCACTCCTGAACGGTCGTGTGCGAGCCAGTCGGCCCAACCGACGACATGGCCGTGGCCACCGAACCGTTCGCCGCAAAAGCGATCGAGGTGGAACTCGCGAGGTTCGTGTTGATCGAAGTGATCAGCGCGTTCAGGAACGACTGAAGGTCAGAAGCAGGGGTCGGGGTCGAGATGAGGGAAAGAGCGGTCATTGTGTGATCTCCTTATCGATTGAGCATCATGTCTTGATGCAGGGCAAAAGCGCAACGTTCTTGGGCCTGGTCTCTGTCCCGCCCGTGGAGCCGGAATTAAAGCTGAGAAAGCTGTCGGTGAGCTGCCCGCCCGAGGCCGCGCCTGCGCCGCCAAGCAAGGTTCCGGTCACCGTATGAAGGTGAGACTTGAAGTCGTCCGTCTGTGTGGAACCGAAGGTGCGCGCTGGATCAACGCCAGCCCCATCATCCCAGCCGCGGACGAACTGCCCGCGGAGGTCAGGCAAGGTGAAATGCGTCCCATCGACCGAGCCGAATGTCGTTCCGATCACGGCGAATAGACCCGGTTCGCTGCTTCGTAGAACCGAAGCACCGTTGCATTCGAGGAACCCGGACGGCGCGGCATTGGCGCCGAACCAGAAGACCGCGCCCGTTGGGACGGGCTGAACGCTGCCCGCAGGGATCGGGTTCAGCAGGATCCAGTTGTTGCCCGACGCATTGTAAGAAATCAGGCAATACTGGTTCAAAAGCAGCGAGGTCACCGACGCGCCGGACTCGTCGACCAGAGACAGTGCGGCAAGCGCACCGATCCCGACCGTGATCGCGCCCCCTGACACCGCAACGGAATTGAATGCCGCCGTCATGCCTAGGCTATAGGCCGAGACCACCGGGGTATTGGAGAACTGGGTCAAGGTGATCACGGTGCCGACCGCCGACGCGGTGCAAGGCAGGATCGAGATCCGGGCAAGGCCAAGGCTGGTCAGGGCGCCCTGGACCGTATTGGCGCCCGTGCCGCCGTTCGGGATCGAGACCGGCGTCGTCGGGATCACCAGGCCGTTCAGATAGTCCACCAGATCGGTGAAATTCTGGTTGACCTGGTTCGCATCGGCAGTCGTGCCGGGAACGAACGTATAGGTGACGCTGGCCGGCATCTACCGAACTCCTGAATCCAATTGCTGTAGATACCCTAGAATTTGGTATTTCAGATAGAGATTTCCGATTTTGAAGCCCGTAGCGCTGACGCCGGTCGCGGTCACGGTCAATTGCTTAAAGACCAAGGGTTCGGTCCACTGGATATCCCAGGACGAAATATCGGTGCCCGTACCGTTCCACGGGGCGTTGTTCCACGTGAAACTGTTCCATAGCGTATCGGCCTCTCCACCTGCGATTCCGATCGAGCTCAGCACTTGCTCATTGGTGTCGGTCGCGGTCACGGTCACAACCGGGGTTGACCCGAGAAATGCCATCGAAAGGTCTGATTCGATGATCATATTTTCCATCATCATCAGATTGTCCGGGAGAAGGACCGTTTCGTAGATCCAGGACAGAGCGACGCCGCCCTCATTATAGGTCGAGGTCTGTGATGGAACGGCATCCGTGCGCCAGAGCGCCGACGAATTGAAGCGCACCGGCTCCAATGACGGCACGGCCGCGCTCGACGCCGTCACGCGCGCGGATATCGGAGTCGGAATCGGAGTGGGCGCAAACTCAGCCCAGAAGGTCGGTGAATAAGAAACCGGCGTCGCTGCGGGAAAGATGGATGGAGCCCCGCCAGAAAATGAAGCTGTGCCGATAAAGGCGGTTTGCGAGGTTGTTATAAAGGTCTGGAGATTTAACCGGGACTGAACTCCGATATAAACAGGAACACCAGCAGTCACCGTAACCGGAGATGTTAGGTTGACCGAGTTTTCATTGATCGACATCACGGTCACGTCTGCCGACGAACCGACCAGATTGTGCGGCTGATCTACCCCCAAAACCGTATGATTGTCGTAAACCAAGAACCGAGCAAGCGGCGTAACCCCACCGTTATAATCGTTCCCCATGAACCAGATGATCTTGCTGATCGTCCCCGAAACAGAGGGAATGACCTTCAGGACCCAAACTTGGTCCGAATTGAACGGAGAGGTCCCGATCGCTGAAGAGCCGGGGCCTCCGGTGATTTCTCCCAGGTAAGACCCAGCGGGAAGATCGGGCGTATAGACAATATTGGCCGAGAAATTATGCGCCGATGCGCTCGCATTGGAGCCGAACGGATCGGACGGACCCAGCGCATAGGTATTGGCGTTGAAGACGGTCGATCCTGCCGCCGTATGGCCCAGCATTCCCGAGAAGGCCCCGCTATGGCCCTCGGTTATGAAGGAAATCCAATACGTGCCAGCGGTAAATGTCCCGCCGATCGCCGCCGTCTGAATATTGCTGTCGAAGGACGCGATTTCAGCGCTGGTGGATAGAAGACCTCCTGGAGCGCTGGCACTGTCGGCATAAGTCATCAGCTTGGCGCGACCAGCCGTAATTGTGCCGGCAGGATTAACCGTGATGTACTGAAGAGTTCCCGAGCGAGAAACGGAATAGGGCGTGGCTGACTTCGTGTTCGCGCTATACGCAATCACCGTTGCGATGTCGAAATTGAGATTGCCGAAGGTCGCCATCAGCGCACCCCTGACGGTCGTTGCTGGCGATATCCCAGGATCTGGTAGCGCATATAGAGGTTGCCGATCTTGAGGCCGGGCTCGGAAAGGCCGGTGGCCGAGATCGCCATCTGCTTGAAGACGATCGGCTCGGTCCAGGGAAGGCGCCACGGTGAGAGGTTCGTGCCAGTCCCGTCCCAGGGCGCCTCATTCCAGTTGAACTCGTTCCACAGCGTGGTGGTGCCAGGCGCCGTGACCGTTACCGTATCGATTACCTGATCGTTGGTGTCCTTGGCAGTGATGGTCACGACCGGACTGTCGCCCAGGAAGGCGAAAGAGATGTTGCTCTCGTTGATGGCGTTCATTGCCATGACGAGATTATCAGGCAGAAGCACGGTCTCGTAGATCCAGGTCATCGGCTCCTTGGCCTCGATATAGGTCGAGGTCTGCGATGGGAGAGCATCGGTGCGCCAGAGGCCGGAAGCCGAAAAGACAGCAGGAATATCCTGCATCGCCTTGGATTGGACGGTCACCCGAGCCGAGATCGAGATCACGTTTTGCTGCGCGAAGACGCCCTTGGCCATCGCGCCAACGCGGGCAGCAATGGCTACCGCCGCGGCACTGAAGGCTTTGGCAGTCGCCGATGCCTGGACGCGCGAAGATATCGCTGCGGAGAAGGATCCGGTATTGCGCTCCGTTGAAGCGGCTTGGATGCGAGCCGATATGGCGCCAACCGCGCTCAATGCCGACAGAGATTTGCTCTGTGCCCCGACAACCGCCGACACGGCAACTGGCGTTACACCAGGATCCCATGCCGTGAACCCGCTCGGGATGGCATACGTGAAGGATGATGCGCCAAAGTTAGTCGTTATAGTGGCAACACTTGGCGCTCCGTTAAAAGCCGCCATCGGTGTCTTCGCGCCCGCATTGAGAGAGCTGATACTCAGGCCGAGCGTATTTGTCGCTGGGTCCGCGGAAGCGTTATTGTTCCAGTTTCCGCCGTTTCTGCGAACCCAAAATGTGCTATTTGTAAAATCTATGCATAAGTCGAATATATCTCCACTTCCACCACCAAGCGCATAAGTGGCTACTACTGAATTGTTGATATATACGTGACCTGACGCCGGATAAAATCCAAGAGAATTTAGATCAACGCCGCAATATGACCCAGTATTGGCGGTTGCAAGGCCGAACCCAATTCCGAGCGGCGTATCCGGCCCGGTCGCCGCATAATTGGTCATGGTCTGGCTGACCATGTATTTGAGCGTCGAGTGGGTTGTCGTGGCAAGAACGCTGCGGAAGCCGGGCGGACTCGGCTGATCCGCTGTCAGGTTTCCACCCGACAGCGTTATAGATGCGTCTTTATTGGCGGGGTCCCATGTGGTCGCCATGAATTAACCGCCCCTGCGGACCGACCTATGCGAGCGTAAGGACCAAGTTGCCAGGGCTACCGCCCGTGAAACTCACCTGAACGCCGGATGCCACGGCCTGCGAGGTCACCTTGCGCACCTCACCGCTACCGGTCGAGGTCGTGTTCACCCCCGCGGTGAAGGTGTCGGTCGTAACGCCCGCGACCGTCAGGAGGCCGGACCACGATCCGCCTGTGGTCGGCAAGGTTCCACCATATTCGCTGGTCACCACCACTGAGTCGCCGTTGGAATAGCCATGTGCGGGGACCGTGAGAACGCCGGGGGATGCCAGCGTGCAGGTGAAGGGCTTCCAAGAGAAGTTACCGAGATAATCCCACCACAGCAGATTGCCGGAGGTTGATGCATCGTAGGCCCCTACGGCAATCACCGTGCCCCAGCTCGCGGTTGCAGTCGGAAAGGTCAGCGTCGCCGAATTTGAGACCGTGGACGGCGCGGAGCTGGACGCGGCGTTCCAGTTGCCGCCCGAGGTCGTGACGCGCGCATAGGACCCACCTGTAACCTCAGTGAAGCCCGTACCTGCATCGGTGCCGACGGCGGTGAACAGGGCGATCGAGACCGTCGGCGCGGCACCGATCGAGGTCTTGCCGGTCGACTGGTCCAGAACCTTGTCGGCCCAATAATCCGTAAATCCCGTCATCTCCAGGTCCTCATTGGTTTACGATCGGATTGGCCGCGATGAAAGTCCCGCGCCACGCCTTGATCTGGGCCACCGGAAAGCTATGCGGACCCGTCCAAATCTTCAGATTGAAATCGTACCACCATTCCTGAAATTCGCGCACCGGATCGGCGCCGTTCTGCACCGTCACCCGAATGATGTTCCGGTTGAAGGCCGCGACCATGCGCGACGGCGCCACCGCGTTCTTGAACGGCAGGGTCACACCCTGACCATTATTGCCGATCGGGTCCGATACGTTGCCCGAGAAATCGATCAGCCGCAGACCATCGTAATCGATGAAGGCCAGGCCATATGGCGTGGTCACCAGCGTGTTCGGCGCCCGCGTTCCCGCCGAGACGTTCAGCCTATTGATCTGCCACGCTGCGGGAATCCCGGAATAGTCCCCTGTGACCTGGAAGAGCGCTTCACCCTCGTCATCCTTGAACACGAAAAGCGATTGCACGACGCCGCCCGACAGATTGTTCAGCGGCATCCCCGCCATGGCGAGAATCGGGGTCTCGCTGCCATAGGTCAGAACCTGATTCGCGTTGGTGATCAAAAGCGGGTCCTCGGAATCCGAGGCGGGGGTTGCATTCCGCACCGCGTAATAGGCGCGACCGCCATAGACCGAGACGAAGGTCGGCGGCTCGATCAACGGATTGCCCGCGACGTTGCCAGAATTCCAGACCGGCGCAGTCGGGCTCGTGATGTCGAACCAACCGAAATAACCGTTGGCAAACCCGGTGAACCCGGGGTGCGTCACCAGAATGAAGGTCGAGAGCGTCGCCATGATCGGCGGCGTCCAGTCGCCCGAGGTCGGCTGAGTTAGCGGCACGTTCAGATTGGTCACGCCCGCGACCGGGAGCAGGCTCTGCGTTACCAGATCGTACGCGAATGGCTGATCGTAGCCCGGCGCCATGCCGGAGCCGATCAGGCCATAGACCACATCCCCCAGGATGAACATGCAGGAGACCTGGCCCGCCTGGGTCAGACTGGCGAAGCTCTCAAGCTCGATCGCAGCGGGCCGGGGAACGAAGATAGAGGAGGTCGACGGGTCGGGGATCAGATTGGCGAGCTTGCTCATCGCCCCGGGGAACGAGTTGGTGCCGTCTACCGCGTCGCTAACGCCCTTCGGCTTCCACGTGAGGGGCTTGGAATTTCTCAGGCTCAAAGCGAGGCGCTCCGAATACGGCTCGTCTCGCGCTCAATATAATCAGCGACCAATCGCAACCGGTCCGGGCTGCATTCGTCCCTCTTCAGCGTGTTGGCAAGATTAGAGATCACCATGACGTTGCCGCGCACATATCCTAATTCTGGAATGATGCGATCGATCGATGGCGAATTCGGATGAAATCCTCGCCGACCACGCACTGTGGCCTCGATCGGGATACCCAACACAGGACACACTTCCGGAATCACGATATCAGCCATCGTGATGTCAAATGGCAGGCTATATTTTCTCGATCGCGACTTGGCATTATGAAAGAGATAGACGCCGGGACGCTTGTGAGCCCACGCCTTGGTTCTCTCCTGACATGCCTGCTGATTCTTTTTTCGATAGACTTTGTGTGCTGCCTTTTCAGAATCTCTGAACTCTGGGTTCTCGGCGCGCTTCTGGGCCACCCAATCACGATTGGATTTCTTATGCCATTCTGCATTGTCCAATCGGTATTGATTTGCTGCGGCACGATGCTTCTCAGGATCCTTCCAGTATTGTTCCTTGCTGGGCATGATGGTCTCCATACATTGAAACCGTCACAATATACCACCCAACAGTTTTCTACCACCCTACTTGCTTCGTTGAAGGCAAGCGACTGAAACGATACCCAAATCTACGCCTATCCAATGAAACTGTCTTCGCCTTTCCTTCGTCATCAGAACCTTGGTTCTGTACAAACTGGCGCAGCAGGTTGCCGCTGCCGAGCCCGCTGGGATCATCCGAGATGAACTCGCGCGCCCGCGTGTCATCGGTCAGCTTCATCAATTGACCGGCAAGCTCGGTGATCAGGTAGTTCTGGTTAGGGAACCACGGGATCACATCCGAGGTCTCGGGGGTCGTGATGTCCGGCAGGTTCCGATAGTACCGCACCGTAACCGGGAATGTCCCCGATGACGGTTGCCAAACATACATGTTCGGATTGCTGGGCGGGTCTTCGTTGAGCGGCGAAATGTCGGTGTAAAAGACCGTCGGGTAATTCGCGAGTCCGGGGGTGGTCACCAACAGGTCAAATTCCGACTGGTCGTAGTTGACCAGCGAGTATTTAACCCCATCGATCGTGAAGAACACGCCGTCGCGCGTATGGCGCAGATAGTCCAACGGCAGGGGATATGGCCCCATGCCATTGCCCGACCCGTTGTCGGCAATGAAATTGAAGTTGAAGACGCCGCGACAGAGTTCCAGGTCCTGCGTCTGCGCAAGATCGGACAGGATCATGTTGAGCAGTTCACCCGACTGGGTGAGGAATCCTGTGCAGTGGCTAATCTGCCTCGCAAGTGCGCAGATCTGGGCCGAGGTCAGCGCCATGGCTCATCCTTCGAGTTCGGCCTTGTAGCGCGCGATCTCGCCAATGCAGAAGTCTGCCTGCTTCTTGAAGGAGATCGCCTGCGCCTTCATCGACTTGTGTGCGTTCTCGCGATCGATCTCGGCCTGCTTCTGGTCATCCTGAAGCTTGGCGATCTCACGCTCGAAGGCCGCGATGCGCTGGCTGGCCGAGGTCCCGGGCTTGTATTCGCCCCGCTTGCGCTCATTGGCGTCGAACGACGACTTGTCGGTGATGATGAAATCGTTCAGCGCCGCGTTCAGTTGCTCAATCTGGGCCGTGCGCGCCGCGGTCGCTGCTTGATGGTTATCCTCCAGAAGCATCGCCTCGTCGCGCGTATCGACCAACTGCCGGCCCTGCTCGCGCAGATTGGCCTCAAGTTGCTGGATCGCGGTGATGCACTTCTGGCGCTCGCCGGCCTTGCGCATCTTGTCGAGCGTGGCGCTCCACTGCTCCAGCGATGCGTCACGGTCGAGGATCGTCTGAAGCTCGAACTTGTCCTCGCGCCCGATCTGGAAAACCATCGTGGTCCCGAGGCCGACGCCCTCCGCTTTCTCAGCGCCGTCCTTGAACTCGGGCTCGTCCTCGAACTTCAACGCGGTCACATTCTCGCTCATCGACGAAGGCTCCGGGCGGTGTTGACCACATCGCCGGCCTTCCCGATTACGACGTTCTGTTGCTGGTGCCCAGGCCCGAACCAGTCGCCCTTGGTCTGCCGCTCCTGCCGCCAGGTATGCTGCATCTGATCAATCAAGGTCGCGGCAACCGCCGGGGTCACGTCATAGCTATACCCGTGATAGTATCGGCGCTTGTCGAGTAGGACCCACGGCACATATCGCGGAACATCGATGCGGACCGAGACGCGCTCGGTCGTGGGGATCGGGCCCTCTTCCGGGACCAGTCCAGCTTCGATCCGGGCCTCTTCCTCGAATTCCGCCATCGCCTTCTTCATGGCGGCGGCGCGGATGTCCTTCTGAACCTTCTTGCGAGCGTCCGCCTTGATCGTCTCCAGATCCTTGGCGGAGAGGATCGGCGCCTCTGACGGCGCGTCGCCAACCGGAGGCTTGCCCTCGGCATCGGCGGCGGGAAGCGGATCCTCGAAGTCGGGCTCGTTCGGAACGTCAGACATAAAGTCTCCTGCCTAGCTATGAACCCAGCTCGCGCCCGCTGCCGCACCCGCAGAGATCAGGTACGGAAAGCCCGTCGCCGGATCATACGCGACGTAATCGCCGGGTAGAGCCTGCAATACGCCCCGATTCGGGACATAGAGCAAGCCCGTACGCGCGAACGCTCCCGGAAAGATGGGATGCGAAACGTTGACATCGTTAAGGATGTGCTCGGCGATGGTCGCGATATCGATATCCGACAGCCCCAGACCACGCGAGTAAGGCACCGTAACCAGAGTGGTCGTGGCGGCGGTGCCGATTGTCCCAGTCGCCATCTAGGTCAGTCCCCGCCCGTCGCGAAGCCCTGGATCTGGGTCACGTTCGCCTGCAGCATCGTCGACACCGCCGCACCGAACGCAACCGCCGCCGTGTTCAGGTTCGCGGTCGAGGGTGCGTTCGCGCCCGGAACCGTGATCGGCGCGGCATTGATCCCCGCGAGCGTCGGAATGTAGTTGACGAAAACCGTCAGCTTCTGCGCATCGGGAACCGACATCGCTCCCGCGCCATCCGGGACCCAGTTAATAGCAACTTGACCAGTCAAGACGTACATGTTTCAAGTCTCCTAGATTAACCGAAGGTCTCTGAGAAAGCGCTCGTGCTCTCGATACGGGCCATGAACTTGACGTTCTCAAGTAGAGTTCCCCAGTATCGTTTCCACCCAACTATGCGCAATTGATTCAGAGGGTCTGACTTGTCCGCAGTCTCCAGATAAGTCATTTTTAGACTGTCCAGATCGACCATCGTGTACGCATCCTCGCCAAACACGAAGGTCGGGTAGACCGTCAGACCGGACGTGTTGCCCGGATAAGCCGGAGGCGACTGCGCGGGGCCGAGCGCGGTGATCACGACGGCGGTGTTGGCGGGGAGCTGGGTCGCCACGCCCGCCAGCGGGCCGGAGGTCGGGCCGGAGGTCGAGAGGCCGAGATTGGTCGGCAGCGTGGACGAGGTGCCGACATAGATCGAGTAGGTGTAGCCGGCGACATTGGGGGTGGTCACCGAGATCGAGCCGGTCGGCCCTGTCACCGCAATCGCTGCCGAGATCGAGTAGATCTGGCTCTCGAACTGGTTCTGGGTGTCGGTGCCCGTGATCACGATGTAGTAGTTGGTCGGCGAGCCCGCGAGCGAGCCCGCCGTTCCTGCGGTGCCCGCGGACTGGGTCAGTCCGGTCCAGGTCGGCACCATGTTCGATTCACAGAACCGAAGCCCGCGCCATTCGCCGACCTCGGAATTGTAGAGCTTGTTGATGTCGCTGTACGACCAGGCGGTGACCACGGTCGAGTTCTCGGAAAAATCGCCGGTCACGTTCGGATGCGCAATCGAGACATAGTGCGGACGGGTCCGGGGGTCCTTGCCTGCGTTCGGCTGGCCGGCGCCGGCATCGAGTTTCACGTCGGTCTCCGACGGGCCCATCCACATGGGCGCGCCAATGCCCTTCAGGGCTGTGACCGTCCGGTTGACCGTGTGCGGGTCGAGCACGTCGCCCGCCTGGAGCGCGCCGCGGGAGCCGCGGGAATTAACGTAATTGACCTGGGTTCCGCCCATGAGCGCGAGGTAGGTGTTGCGCTCTTCGGTTTCCGCGATCTGGTAGGCGGTGAGCTTGATCGCCTGCTGGAATGGCTTGTGATAGATCGTGAGTTCGGCGACGTCGGTCACCGTGATCTTGTCGCCCCATTGCTGGGCGACGGCTGAGACCTGCGTGATCGTCATGGTCTCGCCGATCGGCGGCACGCCTTCCGACAGCGGCGCATATGGGAGCGGAACGCGCTCGAACCGCGTCGCGGTGTAGGTGTTGCCGTATCCTTCGGGGAGTTTCGCCTTGTTGGCGAACTGGTAGGCGACGATCTGCTTCTGGGTCAGCCGCAGCGTCTTTTTCTGAATATAATTCAGCCTGTCGGCTGCGAATTGAGACGAAACATTGGTCGCCATCTAGGACACCCTCCGGCTATTAAAGCCGGAGGAACGCCCTACCGGCCTAGAATTTTACACTCCCAAGGCGCCGCTCAAGCTCCGCCTCGGATGGGTCCCCGCCGCGCCGACCACCGCGGTCGGACGACGCATCCCCGTTACCTCTGCCGGGCTTGACGGTAGCGCCGGTTACCCGTGCCGCCGCCGCCTTGCCCTGCCTCGTTCCGGCTGCCGCCGCCCTCTCCATCATCTTTTCGCCGACGACGTATTTGAGAGCGACCTCACGCCTGACCGTCATGCCGTTTCGAAGTTGCTCTGCAACCACCTTCTCCACCTCGGCGGCGTATTTCCGCGCCAAGGGGTTGGTCTGTTGCAGAACCCCGAAAGCGGTTCTGTCCGCCTGCTCCTGAAGACCGAACTGCATCTGCTGGAGGCGATGCGAGATATTCTGCTCGGACTTCTGAGCGTAGTACTGAGCCACTTGAGCCGGCGACATCATCGCCACCTGCTCTTGTTCGATCTGCGCCAGCCTTGCCTGCTCTGCCGGGTCTACCCTCGGAGCCTGCATCTGGGCCCGGATCTCGGCGATCTCTCTTTCGAGCTGCGCCGATTTCCGTTCCGCCTCCTGCGCCCTGGCCCGCTGCGCCCGGATCGTGTCCGAGGCGCGCGATCGCCGGGGCTGGGCGGCTACATGTCCTTCATCTCCTTGAGCATCGCCTTGTGCTCCATCGTCTTGCCCGTCTTGGCCATCGGCCCCTTCTTCTTGGCCATCGCCTTCATCTTCGCCATCGGGGGATTCGATTTCTTCTTCATCAGGTCCTCCAGCGAGATCGTCGTCGTCAATGATTGACGTATCGGTCATTTATTTCTGCTCCGGCTTTAACGTTAGCCAACGGGGCCCCGTGACGTGGGGCGAGACGAGTGGCGACTAGGATTGTCCTAAAACTTTGAACTTGACAAGCGGCATCTTGATTTACGCTTTTCGGGGAAAGGACAAAGGCATCTGATCCCTATGGATCTGCCCAGGGGGACCCTGCGGTCTGGTCTGCCCGACCTGCGCCCCCTGCCGCGGCGTTCCAGCCACTCCCGGACCGGCGCCGCCCGGCACCCCTGGCTCTCCAGGCGGACCGATCTGAGCCTGGGCCTGCGCCTGGAGCCGGGCCTGCAACTGCATCGAATGGCGTTGGATGTGGGCCCGTATCTGCCCGGTCGGGTCGCCCGCCGCCTGCATCAATTGATAATGCGACCGGATATGCGCCTGGTCGTCGTCGAACGGGCTCACGGGTAGCTCGAAGCCCTCGGCCAGCAACTGGTTCTCCTGGTCCGGCTGCATCGAAAGCTGTTCCTTCATGCTCTCGAATATCTTGGGCGCCAGCCGCGGCCCGAAGCTCGCCTCCATCATCCGCTCGATCGCGGGGACCAGATTCAGGCGGTATCCGGGGTATTGCTGGGGCGGGATCCCGCGCAGCACATTGATCGTGGACATCTGGGTCTGCATGAGCTGGACACTTCTGGCCTGCTCGACCCCCAGCCACTTGAACCAGAACCGCGTGTTCATCTGGAAGGGCGGCACCACCTCCATTTCTGCCTGCAGCCCCTCGCGCCCGTACGCGCGCACGGTAATCTCTTTATCTCTGAACTGCGCATCGTACCAGGCGAAGCGCTGAACCAAGGGGGTCAGGATGCCGGACTCCAACGAGGTTACGACATCCGCTGTGGTCAGAATGTCAACCTGCTGCTCGCGCGCGACGTCGGCCTGGCTCTGCTTGCCGCTCTTGGTCGTTCCCGGGATCATCGCCGAGTTGACCCCCAGCGACTGGAAGATCTGCGCGCGCGCCGAGGCGATCAGCTCGAGCGCGTCTTTCCAGAGTTGCGGGAACTGGGCGAACTTGGTCGAATTCGGGTCAACCTCCCAGACGGCGGCGAGATCCAGCACCATCGAGCCCACCCGCGGGTTCTTGATCGGGTCGGTCATGATGATGGGCAGCAGGCCGTAGGTGGCCGAGTCGGCGCCCTGGTTCATGAAGTCGTTCGCCGAGTATTGGACCGCGGCTACCGGCTTGACCTGGCTAATACCCTTAAAGCTGCCCGATACCTTCTTGAGCGGCGCAGAAATAAGCGGACAGAGGTCACACCAGTAGGGGTTGAGTTTACAGCCCAGGATAATGTCCGAGGCACCATAGTAAGCACGGCAGAGCCGTCTTTCCTTGTCCACCTCAAGCATCGTCCACGTTTCGTAAACGAGAGCATATTTGCCCGCAGAATTGATCCCCGCAGAGTCAACATGCGCTTTCTTGGCGTCAATTCTTTGGCCCTTCTTGCCGTCCAGGCAATCGACCATCGCGTCGCCGGCATCTTCGGTGATCTCGCCGTCGGCCATCATTTGCTTGATCTTGGCCTTGGTCCAACGGCGGAGGATGGTGACACTCCCGCCGGTCGCCAGCGCCTCATCGATCGAGTCGGACATGGCCGGCAGGACCATCACATCAGAGTCGGGGATCACCTCGACATGCGGCGTGGATTCCTCCAGCACCTCGTTAACCACATCGTCAATCGGCTCGGCCTCGTCTTCCCCCAGTTCGATCCCGTCGACCTCGGGCCCATGGCGCCGTTTATAGGTGACATGCCGCTTGGTGTCCTTCCAAGAGACATAGAGGTTCCACTGCCCTTCTATGTCTCCGTTGCGCAGGACCGCTGGAATCACGAGATCGCGTAATCGCGCAGTATCCACATAATGTTCAAGCAGGGCCATATAATGAAACGGTAGTTCCGCGTCGGGGGTCACCACCTCGACGTAGCGGCCCGATCCGGGGAAAACCTGATTGGTGAATCGGGTCACCCGCGCATCGATCGCGTCGCGCACGATCGGCAGATAGATCTCGGCGTTCCCCTGGTAGAACTGCTTGTCGCCGATATCGCAATTGTAGATGTCCCAGAAATCCATCTGGTCATTGATCCGGTCGCCAGCATCGGCGAACGCCTTGTCGATCGAGGAATAGAGATCGAGGAGCTTCTCCTTGATCTTCTCCCGGCCTGACAGTTCGGTGTCGCGCTCGGTCTTTTTGGGCATCATTCTTCCAGTTCGGCGTCGTATTGACGCGAATATGCCTCTTTCGCCTCCTCAGCGGTAAAGAAAATCGTGGCGGTGTTGTGCGTCCAGATCCCCTCCGGCCACGGCATCTGCTCATAGAACCAGGTCTTGCCGTCGCCAACCGGGGGCTTGCGGGAGATGAAGAACAGGCCGGAAGCCGTCTTCTCGAGCCTGTCTTTGTCCATCTATCACTTCCGATCGTAGATCGACTTCATCGGCGTTGAGACAGGATTGCTCAGCCACACGGCAAGATTAACAGAAGCGTTCTCGAAATCATGGATGACGACACTAAGGTAAGGGTCCTCGGGGATCCCGGGATGTTGACGCACCTTTACCGCCATCGCAGCAAGTTGCCGAGTACAACCTATGGCGTCCCTTAGAGCCTCGCCCTTTTTGTCTTTTCTAGTCACGACCCCCCATCTCTCTCACTTTGGCGCGGGCGTACAGTACGCAGAATAGAATATCGGGGCGCCCAAGGAACTCCATCGCGACCTTGGGGTAGTTCTGGGCTGCGATGGCTGCGATCTCGTTGCTGGAGAGATTATCGACCCACTCCGGCAGGTCAGCGATTTCGTTCATCCACGGGGCCTCGCCAGCGCGGAGACATATCGTCGGCCATCCCTTGCCGTCGCATAGACCCGCTCGCTGCGATCTTCCTCCAGAACGCCTACCCGCATCAAGCCGACAAAACTTTCGACCGCCTCGAGCAGCACGCGGTATTGCCCCTCTTCAGCCGTATCGGACACAAATCCTTGCTTGGCGAGGGCGCGCGCGTAGCCGCCAGCGAAGCCGTTCAGACACCAGCGCGACCGCGAGGAGACCATCAGCCCCGGGAATCCATGCACCTTGGTCTGCAGCAAGGTCCGCACATCCGGGCGCCCAAGCTCAGGCGGCGTGCCCGCGTTCACCTCGACCGGCACCCGGTTTGCCGCCTGGATCAACCCGACATTCGAATATTTGTCAAAATGCTGGGGTGCCACCACGACCCTGAGAGACTGCCGCGCCTCCAGGCCCGCCTCGGCGATGATCCCGCCAAGCACTTCGTCCGCCGTGCCCTCGCGCACCCAGTCCGCATAGATCCGGACCGCGCCATTCACCACCTGGCACAGCGCGGCTGAGACATGATGCCCGGTCGCACCCACCGCCAGCCACACCGGACGCCCGGGAAGAATGGTCAAATCCTCGGCCACATGCTCCAGCCCAAAATCTTCATAAATAGGCTGGCCTGACCGCAACTTTAACGCGTACGCGAGAGCATTCGGCGCATCGATCCTGCCGGTCGGAAACGACAGCAACTGACCCGTGAGGTCCTTCAGTTCCTTGTTGAAGATCACCTCGCGCGCGTTGAAGAACGGCTGCAGCGACCGGATAAAATCCATCTTGCCTTTCGGCGCCCGCAAAGCCTTCACCGGCAGAGCCTGACCCCGCCGCGCCTGCTCCCGCCTGATCGGCTGCATCAGGAACTCGTTCAGCCCGTCCTCTTCCACCCCGATCACGACCGGATGAAACTCGTCATCGATCGCAAACAGAGACGCCACGATCTCGTCCGGCATCAAGAGTTTCGCCCAACTCTCCCACACCACTAATCTATTCCCGATCCATGACCAGACGGCACACCCTGTGGTTGCACTGTTCCTGTTCACGGTCCGCGCCGGATCGATCATCGCATAGACCGCCTGCCAGGTCCTCACCTGTGGCGCCACCCGGATCATCTCCCGCACGAACGGCTTCTCCTCCGGCACCTCCGCCTGGCAGAGATACTCCCGCCGATAATCCCGGATCAGCCCCTGCCGCGCGAGACCGTTCCGCAACTCATCCACCAACGGCATCGGGAACCGATCCGGCCAGGTCGAACGCCTGACATTATTACTATCCAAATACTCAATCGGGATCGTTCTAACCTTCCACTGACCTTCGATATCTTTAGAGTCCGCGACCAGCCGCATCGGCAGGCTCTCCGGGTCAAGCGGGGTCGCCAGCACCTGCACCGTCGCCGACGGATCGCACGCCGGGATCACATCCGCCATGAACCAGCGCTGCGTCTTGTCCCTTGCCTCCGGGGTCCTAACATCGTCCAAAGTCTCGATATCGTCCGCCAAAACCCCATCCGGACGACGATCCAGATACTTCACCCCGCGCAACGCCTGCCCCCGGCCCAGCGCCTGGATCATCCGCCCCGTCTTCAGCTCGATCTTGTCCTCGGTCCAGACCGGCCCCCGCAACTCCCCGAACAGCTCGATCAATCTCTCATTCGTCTCAAACTCATGCTTGATCGAATGCAGCCGCTCGCACGCACGATCATAAGAAGACCCCAGCAGCAGCCAGTTCCAAAATTCCTGGTAACACGCCTTCAGAACAACCGCCTCTTCAGCCAGCGTGCTCTTCCCGAACCCCCGAAACGCCATCACCAGCAGCCGCTTCGACCCGCCATGAAGATCATCGACCACCAGACCATGCGCCTCCGGCGTCGCATTCGGCCTCCGATGCTTAAAAAGAATCTCATGCGCAAGACGACGGTCCGCGCTCAAAACCCGAAGCGTGTCCTCGCGAGACTCAGGGATAAACGGAAGTTCGCTCAATCGTCGTGAGCCGGCGCCGGGCCCCCGAGAAACTCCGTCGGCTCGCAACCACAGATCGGGCAATGCTCAAACCGATCAACCGGGTCCGCTACATACTCCGGGAGCGTCCGCATCTTATAGATATGACGATGCCAACCCGGACGCTCAACCTCAGCCCGCTTTTCCACCATACCGCCCCTTCAAATGCCTATGGTGAAATCCGCCCGGGCTCTCCGACGACGCAAAGTCCGAAGCCATGCTCTCCGGAACACCCTCATGCACCACAGACCCGCCATACTGAAACTCTACCCTGAGCTTCCGCGTAACAGGATCATACCAAGCACCCGCGATGTGACTCGACGGCTTCTGAAACTCAAGCTTCATTGTTCCAACCATGAAGATTGCTCGGCGACGAAGGACCCCAGACGCTTCGGAGCCCACCGACCACCAGCCCCGCGCCGCGGCACATACCTTGCCGCCTCCCGAGCCTCACGCTCCGCAACCCGACACATCTCCATATACGCGCGCGCGAGCGAACGGTACTTCTCAACCCGGAACGACTCGACCAGCGCAAGGGCCCAACCGCACAGGCCGGTTACCCCAAGAACGATCTCCGCCGCGTGATCAAAGGTCATATCCACAGGATATTATAATGGGACAATTTGGCAAGTGTGGCGACGTTGAGACCCTGGTCTCTAAATTTTTCTCAACGCCCCGTCGGGGGGTGAAATCCCCCAGTTCGAACAGGCAGGCATCGGCGCCGCGGCCAGGCCATCGAGGCTCCCCGGGTGGGACAGGCCGAGGGGCAGGGCCCTCCTACGATCGCCAGCGCGAGCCTCGATCAAAACTGGAATGCACAATCCGACCCACTACATGTTGTATGCCATCGTGCAACACGTAATGGTTGTCCTGACATCAATCCGTAACACACTGATAACAAACGGATAAAGTATTAACAACGAGCCTATTTTCCATAATAAATCTTATAGTGCTGCGGTTAACAAGAAGTTCTGCTACTTCTGCGTGTCTGGAACGGCATCGTCCTTCTTCTCCCCCTCGGCGAACAGCGCGCAGCCCGGAGGAGCCGCCCACCAGAGCGGTCCGCGTATCTGGTCGACGTAGCCAGACAGCATGTCGGGATCTAGATCAGGCACTTCCTCGAAGAGCGGCTTTAGGGCTTTGGCTATGGCCTCTGCGGCGAGTCTTCTGCCTTCCTGCTTACGCGCTTGTGCATACGCACGTATGTGCGACCGTGCGAGCGCTTGCGTACGCGATGCGAATGACTGGTTAAGATTCACCTCTATCCTCGAGCGTTTGAGCGATCTTAGCCAGTTCCATTCCGATGAATTCGAGTGCTCCCGGTCCTGCTGTTGGAGTGAAGATATTTCCACCGATTGAGTCTGTGATAACTGCCAATTTTCCGTGATGTTCGGCTAATTGAAGGATTGCATATGCCACAGCGTAGGTGCCTTCGGTCCGTGCTTTTGTCTCGATGAGATCGGTTATGTGCATTTTCATCCTATTTTCCTTCAAATTTCAACCTCTCAGGACTCTAGGTTTTCTGCCATTCTGGGCACCGTCACATCGGGGGATATATATTATATATATATACCCCCGCAGTGTGACGTCGGGATGCCGGGGTGTCACAAAGAACAAATGTGACGCTATGTGACGCTATGTGACGCGCCACACGAATTCGTCCCAACTGCCTATAAATCCTTCGCTTTTTAGCGTCACATTGATGCGTTTAAACTGCTCGCGATAATTGCCCTCCTTGTTGATGATTCCGGCCATGATCAGGGTGTCTCTCCAGAGGGTCGATGTGACGCCTGTGACGCCCCCCGGAATGTGGTTCGATCCTGGGGCGGTAAAGCCATGATTGGAAATGCAATTCTCCAATTCCTGGAGAGCCAGAGCGGGGATACTCGCGAGCTTCTTTTTGGGCCTAAAAACAGCCTCGTCACATGCCGTCACATAACACGATGTGACGGGGTCGCCGTCGATGTCCTCGCCAAGCGTCACATTCTCCAATCTGAACTGATAATCCCCCTCCGTCGGAAGGTCCCGCTGCTTCGTGATCTTCAGCGTCCGAAGCTTGCTGACCGGGTCGCACGCAACCTCCATCTCCGTATCCAGCGCTCCGCGAAGCCCTGACCAGCCTCTCGACCCCCGCGCCGCATCCTTGCCCGTATGATGCACCAGAAGCCCATGGGCGGCCGTCTCTGTGCGAAGACGGTCCACATTGGTGACGAAGGTGCCCATGTCTACCGAACTGTTCTCGTCGCCCCCAGCCAAAGCACGAGAGAGCGTGTCCACCACGATCAGGCCGATCTTGCGTCCGCAGATCTCGCCGGCCTGGGCGATCCGCTCGATCAGGTGCAGCAGGTCGGCATGCGGATCGAGCAGGTTCACCTGGGCGGGGATGATCGCGAATGGCAGGCGCCCCTCGTAGGACTGGCCATCATGAGCGAGTTTGAACGCGGCGATCCGGTTCATGATCGCATACCCGCCTTCAGCCGCGATGTAGACCACGCCGGTCTGGACCGTCTTGTGCCCGAACCACTCCCACCCCGCGGCGATGTGCAGCGCCAGGTCGAGGGTGAGAAACGTCTTGCCGCACCCCGACTCGCCGTAGATCACGCTCAGCGAGCGCTCAGCCAGAACGCCCTTGACGATTGTCGGCATGTTGAGAACCGGACTGGCGTCATCGAACCAGACCAGCGGGAGACGCTCTCGCGGCGCGGCCAACTCCCCGCGCAATGGAATCACTTTGGGCCCGTCGTCATCCGCGGCCGACACGGTTAGGCCACTTCGCGTTTTTGTTCCGGCTCTGCGGCACTCTGAAGCAATGGGCGACAGGCACGACGAATCAGCGTGCTCAGTGGAACGCCCGCGACTTCAGCTAACATCTTGAGATGCGCCAATTCATGCGGGCGAAAACGGATGCCGATCTTAGGATTTCCTTTTTGCATCCATCGAGCATAATCCTCCGTGTGTCCCAATATCAAGGGCGTTGACAGGGTGTGTCCCACCATGAGACAGTGGGACATCAACCAAGGAGAACGTCATGTCCTTCCTCGCCTTCATGTTCCTGATCAGCGCGCCGGGTGTCGTCGTCTGCGCCCTGGCATGCGGTCTCAGCGCCTATCTCAACCATCGCGAAATTCGGTCGATCCGCGCGGAGTTGGCGAAGTGATCACCTACGTCCTGCTGGCAATCTTCTGCGAAATGATGTGGAGCAAACAGCCATGACCATCCTTATCGCCATCGCGATCCTGGCCGTAGGCATCGGCGTCGCCGCGATCGTCGGCATGATCCTCGACCCTCCGGAGTTCCGGTGATGCACCTGATCCTCACGGTCGTAGGCGTGCTCTACGTGACCTATCTCTGCCTCGATTACGTCGAGAACGAGCTGATCCCGCAGATCCGGCACAGAGACGACGACTGGCGATGAAAATGGCGAATCTTAGACACTGGCTTGAGGAAGCCGAACAGGAGTGCGGCGAGACGATCCTGGCAATGGTCGTCGGTGTTCACGACGGATCAGAATGGAACACTAAGCCACAGCCGGACGAAAACGTGATCCTGAGCCGTGACGACGGTCTGGCAAAGGTGGATGAGGAATTCTCAGACGGTTATGGCAGCGCCGATTGCTTCCCGCTGTATGCCTGGACCGCTTCGCGCGTCTTCTATGTCCACGAATACGACGGAGCCACCGGATTGCGCTGGATTCCCCGCTATCCAGTCAACATCGCGCCGTCGTTCTGATGACGCTCGCCCAGGAGTTCGCCCGCGCGGTCCACCGGACCGACTTCTACACCCTCTCGCGCTCCCCGAAGCCGCTCCACCGCGCCCTGGCCGGTCTCCAGGGCCGCTGGGGGCTCGCCGATGCCACCGTCTGGCCCCTGGGCATGTGGCGCCCCGCCAAGCGCTACCCGCGCCTGCGCAGCCGCCTGATGATCGTGCTGCCGGTCTACGACGCAGACGATTCCATCGTCGACCTGATCGCCACCACGGTCCATCTCCCGGAATTCTGGCTGCACCGGACCATGGAGCCGCGGGAGCTGGGAGCAACCCCGCTGGAATACCTGCTGCTCGATCAGCGGATAACGCTGGAAGACCGCGCGCCGCGGCCCGGATCACTTTAGCGCGTCGATCAGGTCGCTATCGTCATCGTCGGAGGGCGCACTGGGAGCCTCGCTGAGCACGGTCTGGACCTTCTGCCGGTAGAGAGCATCCAGAAACGCCTTCTGCCGCTTGCTGGGCATCTTGGAGAGTTCCTGACGCCACGCTTTCGAGCCCTTCCTAGCCATGATAATCCGGGATCCAGCCATCTGCTGTGTGCAAAGATTGGCCCAACGGGCCCACACGAATGTAGGCCGAGCCACAGGCCGGACATCCTTCGATCTTAGTGCTAGTCGATGGTCTGGAAACCTCTCCATTCCATTCAAAATCGTCCGGCATAACGTAGGTTTGACTGTAAATATCTCTGCGAACGGTAGCGATCTCGTGTCCGTTCTCGCAGGTCATTACCGTTCCGACCTTAACCAGCAATCCACTCACAGACCCACCTCATCGTCAGGCAACCCAACATCCCCGCGAGCCCGGTCCAGGATCGGGATACGCCAATAGCCGAGCGCGAAGACAAAATCTTCCAGCGAGTGAACCGTCACCGTATGGGCGCCCGCAAGCTCGGTCCGCGCCTTGGTCCTGCGCTGCGCCTCCGACATCGAGCCCTTCCCGGTCTTGATCTCGGCAAAGTATGGCTTGCCGCGATAGATCACCAGCCAATCGGGGATCCCGGGCGTGGTGCCGAGCTGCTTCAGCTTGCTTGCGGTCCGCCAGCCGCGTGCGCCATGCGCGATGCACGAAGCGAAACAGTCGACCGGTAGGAAGGCGTCGCAGAAGGACGCGATCTCGGCGGAGACCCGGTCGTGTGCGGAGAAGGTCAAGCTGGTTCCGAGTCGCAGGGCGGCTTCGGGGGCTCAAACAGGGACCACGGCACCTCTTGCCCGTAGCCATTGGTCAGGGGCTCATCTGTGGACCCGTGATAACTCGCCATCGACGGCTTGGGCTTACGGTAATCGTCGAGGCTCACCACGTCGCCCATGTCAGAACCCCATGTCTAGTTGCTGCTCGATCTCGGTCACGTCCACCTGCGGCGTCTGGTTCTCCCCGTGGATGCCGACCCCGCACCCCGCGCAGCACCAGCCGCTGCCATCTTCCCAGACGACCGGCAGGTTGCTGCAGCCGCACGCGGCGCACTCGACCAGAAGGGGGCCGTACCTCACGTCATCTCTCGCAGGATCACGTTTTGCAGCGCCCGGATAGTCTCGGCGGTCGGGTTCCAGTTCGGGTCTTCGAAACCGCGCAGAGTGTTCCGGTTTAGCCCGGCCTGCAGCGCGAGCATCCGCCCGGTTAGATCACGCTGCCGAGCCCACTCTCTGATGCTTTTCAGCGTATCGATGATGTGGGTTGATCCAGCAACCGTAGGCATCGGAGGACTCGTGTCCTCTGGCGCATCGACAATCATGCGCGGACCCACGCGATCAGACTTAGCACTGGGGGCCGGATTCGGAGCCGCGGCCCGTTTAATCGGTGATGGCGGCGGAATGTAAGGCTGGATTGCAGGCAGAGAACCGTGATCGCCTTGAAGATATTGCGCCAGAATTCCATCAATTCTGAACCATTCTCCGCTCTCTCTATACTCGCTGAAAATAACATGGAATGTGGATTCCCAACGGTCCTCGAGGTCGAGCGCAGCCAGAATCTGAATTTTCTCGATCGAAGTTGACTGCAATGTCTGCCGTCGTTTTTCGATATTCGTTGACCGCCCAATCTTAACAAACGGGGTATCTCCCGCTTTCATGAAGTAGATCACTTCTCATGAACCCTAGATATTTCCTCCAGTTCGTCCAGCGCAAGCGTTATGCCGCGCTCGATGATCGCTGTGATTGATGGTGCGTAGGGATGAACCTTGCGGTCCGCCCTCTCCCGGATGCGACGTAGGAGATCGGGCTTGATCCGCAAGCTGTAATTTTCGGCCATGAGAAGCAATCTTTCTGACATACGTGTATTGCATATGCATATTATATGCTGTAGTGTCTGTCAATCAACATTCAGGGAGATGACCGATGCGAGAGGAAGAATGCGAAGAGTGCCGCGGCGAAGGGATCATATTCCTGAACGCCAACAGCCCTGACACGCCCCTCAGGGGACCGGAGTGCTGGCATTGCGGCGGACGCGGCTACGTGGTGATCTCGCCCAGGCATATTCACGTCCGCGAGGTCGCCGGGCCTTATGGCTTATACACCGAAGCCTCGTGCGGTCCGTACACCGGAACCGGCGACTGGGCGGGAGACGCGATCTCGGAAGTGCTGGCGAAGATGCCGAGGGCAATGCGGTGAGCGAGCAACTGCACCGCTCCGTGGTCCGCCTCGGGATCCTCGACACCACCCAGCCGACCCGCCGCCATTTCACCCAGACCGAGGCCCGGTTTAGTTGGTGGGTCGCGGCAATCCTCGCCGGGTGCTTCTCGGTGTTGGTCTACGAGACGATCCTGTTCCTGCCATGGCTGACCCGGTGAACCGCACCGTGGCGCAGAATACCGCCGTGGAGATCGCGGCGCACCTGCGGCGGCTGGCCTCAAACGCTGAGGCTCATGGCTGGTACCAAGCCGCGTCTACCCTCCGCAAGGCCAAGGCGATGCTGAAGGTCGAAATGCACCCAGCCGATCGGCGCAGGCATGGGAAAATTTGATGAAAGAGCTTTCTCTGGAAAGACTTAAGGAAGTCGCGCTTTACGACCCGCTAGACGGCTCGTTTACTCGGCGAAGCCCCATGGGAAGGCATGGATGCCACCAAGCGGGACAGAAAATGGGTCGCGTCGGACTCAACGGCTATATTCATATTAGTATAGACTGCCAGATTTATTACGGTCATCGCTTGGCTTGGCTATACATGACAGGTAAGTGGCCAATCGCGCAGGTAGACCATATCGATCGCAATCGCGCGAATAATATATTCGATAATTTGCGTGAAGCGACAAACGCGCAAAATCAATGGAATAGAAAGTGTCTCAGGACAGATGGGAGAAAGGGAATCTACCTGCATAAACTGAGCGGCTTGTGGACGGCCAGAATAAAGGTCAATGGAATTAGCCACTCACTGGGATACTTTAAGTCTCCCGATGATGCGCATGCGGCATATGTATCTGCGAGTAAGATTCATCACGGCGAATTTTCGAGGGCAAAATGACAACCGAAATAGTCGAGTCTATCTCCGATCAAAGTGAGACGGTTTTAAGTGTGATATCAAGGGCGGCTCGTGACCCTTCAGTCGATATAGTCAAGCTAGAGGCTCTGCTACGTCTTCAGAGAGAGATCACGGCTGAGGACGCCAAAGCGCAATTCGTTCGGGCGCTTCATTCTGCAAAGTCCAAAATACCTGCTGTAGAGAAAAACGGCACCATTGATCTTGGCAAGGGTCGGCCCATCCCCTTCACCCGGTATGAAGATGTGATGGCTGTTGTCCAGCCAATCCTCGACGAATACGGGCTAACCATCGGGTTCGATACTCAGGACCGAGACGGCGGCGGGTTGATCGTCGTCGGGACACTGACTCATGTGGCTGGCCACAGCAAAACCGCCCGTCTATCCCTACCCGCCGATAATGGCCCAGGCCGAAACCCGCTACAGTCTATCGGGTCAACCCTTAGTTATGGGCAAAGATATGTCGTGGAAATGCTTCTTAATGTGGTCCGCAAGGGCCAAGACGACGACGGCGCGGCTGGTGGCACTAAGGTGATCACGCTCGACGAGGTCAAGAACATCGAGGATCTGCTGGACGAGACGGCGTCCGATCATACCGCGTTCCTCCGGTTCGTCGGCGCTCCGAACATCGAGAGTATCCAGCACAAGGACTATGCGAAGGCGATCAACGCTCTGATGGATAAGAAGAGGAAGACGACGCCGTGATCATCCACGATGTAAAGCAAGGTGAAGAATCTTGGTATGCCTGTCGCCGAGGCATCCCCACAAGTTCTCGCTTTGACGAGATCATAACGCCGAAGACTGGGAAGCTATCAGCCTCTGCCCGTAAGTATGCCTATTGGCTAATCGCAGAGAAGGTTTTGAACCGATCTCTTGAGTCGATCGATAATCTCCAATGGGTCGAGCACGGCAGGGAGAACGAGCCGACGGCAGTTGCCGCTTATGAATTCATCACGGGCACCGAGACGAAGCCAGTCGGCTTCATAACGACTGATGATGGCCGCTGGGGGGCGAGCCCGGACCGCCTACTGATCGGAGAGAACGGCGGACTAGAGGTTAAGTGCGTCGCGCCCAATACCATGATTGGGTATATGGTCGACGGGTTCGGAGACGCATATAAAGTCCAAGTAAATGGTCAGATGCTCGTAGCCGAGCTGGATTTCGTCGACCGCTACGCTTGGCACGCCGAAATGCCCGCGGTACGAGTCCGCACCTATCGCGATGAGCCGTACATTAAAATTCTCAGCGCGGCTCTGAACGACTTCTCCGACATGCTTGCCGAGATGGAGGAAAAGGTCAGAGAGCAGGGCGCCTTCTACGAACGCGCCAAGTTCCTCACGCCCGTCGATCAGATCTCGGATGCAGCCGAGGAGATCGCCGAGATCGCGGGTCGGTTCTAATCTCCTATTTCGTTGGTTCTGGCCCGGCAAGGCCGCAATATCCATGCCACTCGATTGTCTCTAAGGCGGGATCGCGATCGGGCATCCAACGCCACGCCATGCATTCCGAAGCGATGCAATGACCGATGTGCCCTTTGGCTCCTTATCTGGGGCCGCGATAGTGCGGCGATGTTAGACCGCCCAGGATCATATCCATGGCGATGGACCTGTTCCGGTGCTGCGATCGATCCGTGTCTGCGCATGCCTCTAGTCCGCTTGGCAGGTGCGTCACCCTGACTCCGTTATAGGCGCCGCCGACAGTCTGACCGCCCGTCTGGCGCGGTGGCCAAGTCTCAACCTTCAGGTCTGCGGGATCGATCTCGTTCACGGCCAATCGCTCCTACCCGTTGGTTTCCATGCGCTCGATCGCATGCGTCAGTTCCTGCACTGCGGCCTTCAGCTTCACGACAGCCTTCTGCGCGGCGCGATCCTGAATATCCGAGATCATCTCGCCGCCCATCGCAT